TATGAAGTTAACGGGATCCTTCAGCCACCGTTAAACTTCACCCTGGCCAACTAGCCGGGTAAAAGTTGAATAACTAGGACAACTCAAGAGAGACTTGGATGGCATCTCGATTCAAGACAGCACCAGTTCCTTCGGGTGAAGTCGCAAGATACACAAGCGACCCGTATAATCTGTCGTCCATTTACATGTTCGGCTCCTCCTCTCCCTTTACAGGGCAGGGGAACACTATTGTACGCCCGAACGACGATCTCTTAATTCAAAAGGGTGGGAACAGGGCGCTTGTAGTATACCAGCGCCTCCTTTACGACGAGCAAGTTCAGGGATGTTTCAAGAAATTGATGCAGGAGGTTACTTCTAGACCTTGGTACGTGCAACAATATTCAGATAAACCCGGAGATCTCGCAGTAAGAGATTTTGTGGCAGAGGCCCTGGAAGAAATGCCTCTGGACGACATCTATATCGGCATGGCTGAGTCCATGATAACCGGTTTCTCCGTAGGGGAGATCATGTGGAAGAAAACCAAACGAGGAGTAATCCCTTTTGATATCCGCATGCGTGACCAACGTCGTTTTGTCTTCCAGGAGGAAGAAGACGCCCAAACAGGTTTCACTATGCGTTGCTTAACCTTCAACCGCATGTTTGAAGGTGTGGAACTGCCACAAAGAAAATTCATTGTAAGTCGTTACTACGTTTCCCACAATGGGGACCCCTATGGTTCCGCCCTGGGCCGTATTCTTTACCCGTTGGTAAAGTTCAGGCGCCGTGCCATCGAGTCATACGTTCTTTACGGAGACCGGTATGCAACTCCGACAGCTATTGCCAAGGCACCGCTTAGCGCAAGTACGAAAGAACTAGACACACTCTACGGCCACCTGTCCAACCTGTCCCAAGAGACAGCCATGATCCTTCCTGAGGGATACGAGCTGGAGTTTGTAGTTCCTTCCGGTTCTCCAGAAGTGTTCAAAAACCTCATAGAGTATATTGACAAAGAAATTTCCTTGATTCTCTGCGGAGAGAACGAAGCTGGGCAGGCAGAGGCAGGCTCACGGGCATCCTCTCAAGTTGCAAACACCGTTCGTGTGGTTCGCGCTTCGGACCTTTCTGAGATGCTGTCGCACACTTTGACACAAACTCTAGTCCGCTGGATCGTTGACTTGAACTTCGGAACTGACGTCACGGCTCCTGTGTTAACCCGCGAATTCCGAATCGAGGAGTCCCCTCTAACGATGCCGGATGTTTCCCTCATGATCCAGTCGGGGTATACCCCTCGCAAAGAGTGGATTGAGCGCCATTTCCGGGTAGAGCTGGAAGAAAAGAAAGAAGACGGTGGGGCTGAGGAGGAGGCAACAACTTTTGATCCTGAACAAGATCAAGACCTATTCGGGTCGATCTTTGGGGGAGAAGGTGGGCAACCTGCTGCCGGTCAAGAGCAAGCCGCTGCCCAGGACTTGAACGCAGCTGCCAACGTCATGGATGAGCCTGCTGGTGCAACTCCAGAGGAGTCTCAATCTGACGCAATTTCTGACGAAGATATGTCAGATCAAGAGATTCTGAATATTCTGGGTTTGAGCGATGAGGAGCCTGAGAAACCTTTTGGCAATGAGCGCATTTCTGAGGACGAAGCAGTAGAGATGGACAAGTAGGGTAAAAAACAAGTTAATGGGTCACTAACTAAACACGGTGTTCACAAAACGCATCCACGTCTTCAAAGCAGGTGATCAGACTTCTGCTCAGGGTGTTCAGAGAAACTTCTCTGACAAAGACCTCGAGCAAGTAGTAAAAACCTATGATCCTGCGATTCATGAAGCCCCCCTCGTGATCGGTCACGCAGGCGACAACGATAGTACCCCCGCCTACGGCTGGATTAAAGGATTCAGCCACAAAGGCGGAGACCTATACGCTGACGTCGCGTTTACCGACACAGCGCGGGATCTGGTGAAAGATGGGCATTACCGCAAGGTATCGATCTCATTCTATTCCCCTGATTCAGCTATAAACCCACATAAGGGAAAGTGGAGTGCCCGCCACCTTGCATTGCTGGGGGCTTCTCCTCCGGCGGTGAAAGGGTTAGAACCTTTCTCGTTCTCGGAGGCAGAGGGAGTTTACGACTTCGCCGTAGCTCTTGCTCCTTCGGATCTTTTCGATGATGACCTCGGCCCCACTCTTATTGTGGAGAAGAGTCCTCTCGAAATGCTCCGGGAAAAACTCGACGAAGTTCGTCAGGACGTCTCGGGTGCAGTCGCTGAACTGCAAGGTAACACACAAAACCAACAAGTAAACCAGGTGGATGAGGCTGCTGGATCGGCAGCGGATAACCCCGATGCAAATCGAATGGCAAACCCTGACAATCCAAGTCAGCAGTACTCTGAAGTCAAGAAAACCAAGGGTCGCGAAGGCACTGAAATTACTCAGCAGACGGCTGACCTCGAAACTCAATTTCCGGAAGAGGAATTTATGGACCAAGGACAAATCAGCCGGAAGCACGTTAAAGGTGCCAATGGCCAAGTTATGCAAGTCGTAGAGAACGTCTACGAAGAAGGTCACACGGACTCCGACATGATGCGCAAGCATGGTGGGGATGGCGGTCCTGGAACCAATCACAAAGAATCGACCGATGAGCGCAAAGCCGCCGCTGATCGCTCTGCTGAGGCCAAGCGCCTTAAGAACGAAGGCAAGTCAGGCGAAGCCAAAATGGTCAAACGTTTTGGTAAAGAAGAAGACAAGCTTATTTCTGAAGACCATAAAGAGTTGACCCCGGGTCAGCGCAAAATGGACAAAAATAAGAATGGCAAGATTGACGGTGAAGACATGAAGATGCTTCACGACGATCACGCCGAAGGCGACGAGTTTGGCCGTTATGAGACCGCTCGCTCCACTGACAACGGTTACGTTGATCGCATGAAGACCGGCAAAGCTGGAGCTGGCGCTCAAACTGGCCGCTTCAAGACCGCCCAAAACGGTGAGCAAGATGCCGACCGTATGAACACCGCCGAAAACGGCGAGCAAGATGCCGACCGCATGAAGACCGCCAAAGAGTCCGAAATGGATCCAGAGGGTTCCGAGCGCTGGGCTGGCCAAGCTGACAACTACGAGCGTGTCAACAACATGGACCAGTATGACGTCGATGCTGACAGCTACGGCGTGAATGCTCCCAAAACCTCCAAGGGAACTGATCCCTACGGTCGTCAAGAGTCCGAGACCAAGATGCCCGTGGAATCCGAAGAGATGCCCGACGACGAAATCTTCGCTGTGAAGACCGTCAACGTGATGTCCGACGGCTCTATGCGTGTGATTCGTCAGAAATCTTCTGATGCTCGCCCCAAATCTGTAAAGACTCACGACCTGCTGTATGCAGAAGGTGGTCCCCAAGCTGACGAAATGACTGGCGAAGACGGTGTTACCACCGCTCGTAAGTCAATGAAGGGTAGCAAAATGGTTGAGCACGCTGAGTACGAAACAGGCGACATCTCCGGTGAAGCCAGCCTCGAAAGCCTCCGTGAAGAGATCGGTGACGGCAAAAAGTCCAAGAGCAAGCAGCTCACACCTGGCGCCATGTGCGACACGGACACCCCTGGCCAAATCGTCGTCCCCGACGGCGCTTTTGCTGAGTCCTACCGTGGTGAACCCAAGTCTAAAGCCAAGCAGCTGACCCCAGGTGCTATGGACGATACCGATGACGAGAACCAAGTCACCGGTCCCGACGGCGTTTTTGCTGAGTCCCTTGAAGGTCTCCGTGAGAGCATCGGCGACGGTAAGAAGTCCAACAAGCGTCAGCTCACACCTGGTGCTATGGACGACACCGACACCGAAGACCAAGTCACTATGCGTGCTGGTGGTGTTACAGGTGGTGCCGACCATGCCGAGAAGAAGTGTAAGGATCCTTACACCAAAACCGGTTTTGGTTCTACCTACGACGAAGGTGAAGGTGACGACGGCGTTGACGAAGGCGAAGAGGACTACAATGAACTCTCCGCTGACCACGCCTGCGGCATGGACTACGGGATGGGCTCTATGAGCCAAGCTCGCGCCCAAGGCTTCCCTCAGCAAATGTACGATGAGCTGATGTCTCTGAAGAGCAAGTATGCTGAGCTCGAACGCCGCCACGCCGAAGAGAAAATGGCAGCCCGTCGTGAGAAGATGGCCGGTGCTATCGGCCACCTCTACACAGAAGGTCGCCTCACCGACGGCGTCATGCCTGAGCAAGAGCTGATTAGCTACTGCGAAGGTCTGGAGTTCGGCACTCTTGAGTTTAGCGAAGGCGAGACTCCTGCTACCAAACTACTTGGCCTCCTGAGCAAGCTTCCTCCGATGGTTTCCTTCGGTGAAGTTGCCGGTGGTTCCTTCCAATATGCTGAAGATGACCTGGACCCGCACGCAAAAGCGTTGCAAATGGTTGAGAAAGGCGAAGCGGTTGATTATGTGGAAGCATTGAAGAAAACAATGTTCTCCTGAGGTAAGTATGGATCTCCTCTCAATGGTCGGAATGGCTACCAAGCGGAGATCCGACTACTTTCAACAAGCTAAAACTCTTGCTCGAAAAAACAAAGAGCAGCCGATTCTGGAAGAACGGATGAAAGCAGAGTCCCTTGGCTTAGTTAAGGGTCTCCGTGATAAACTCATAAAATGGAGTGAGTACGAGCGCACGATGCTCGACAAAACCCTTGTTTCCGCCCTCGCTGCTTGTACCCTGGGACTCAAAGATAACTTAACTGATCAGAAATTGGAAAAATGTTGGCCGATTATTGTTGGCGACATGTTACCGCCTTTGACAAAGTTCTTGGCAGAGACCAAGGAATATGTCGATTCCGGAGTGCTGCGCCTGGGAGATCAAACGCTTGATTTTGCGGATTACGATCTCCTTGGTGCTGTGCCGGGGGCGATAGATCTAGAGAGAGACACGCTTGAAGGAATCAATCCCGAAGAGGAAGGTGCCCTTGAAGCTGAACAATCTCGAGCCCGGGGGAAAACATGGCCTTCTTTGGCCAACCGGGTTGCCCGGTACCTGGCAACACCGACTTTTTCTTTCTTCAACCTTGGCAGGTACATGGTTGCTCAAGACCAAGGGTTCAAGGAAATGAGACGAGTGGCCAAACTCGACAAAAAAACTTGCATCGATTGCAAGAACTACGACGCAGCGGGATGGGTTCCCATCGGGGAACTTCCGATGCCCGGCAAAGGTTGCCGTTGCTACGACAGATGCCGCTGCTACATCGAGTACAACTAACGGGTAAAAATTGTTACACTAACTGAGTCAAAAACCAGTCTCAGAGCAAACAAAAAAACACTTGAAGTCCAATCATTTAGGATAAAAACATGGCAACTAATGCTGCCCCCATTTACGGCAAACAGTACATCCGTTACGCCGAGACATTCGAAGCCGCTGTTGACACCCAAGGTGGTGCTGTAGGCGTCGTCGAAATCGGCGAACTTCGCGCTGTTTCTTACGCCACCTGGGCTGGCCCTAACGTGGCAGCCGCCGGTGATGCTTTCACCGTTCAGCCTACAACTATCGTCGGTATCAACCAGGCTTACATGCCTACTGCTATCGCTCAGCCCTACACAGCTCGTCAGTTGACTGTCGCTACTAGCGGCCTGCTGCTGGTTGAAGTAGCTCCTGCTTCTGCGGCTATCGCCCTGAACACCCAACTGCAGATCAACAACCTGGGTCAAGCCACAGCTGCTGGCACCCCTGTGTTCCTTGATGGCACCACACCTTTGATCCGTGAGAACGTGACCATCGGCGGTCGTCGTCTTGCCCTCGTCAGCTTCGCCTGATAATTAACTGGTGGCTGGGCACCCGTATTCGTTAGGCAGATAGCCTAGAAAGAAGCGGTGTAAGTCCCAGCCCTGGTTGCAACCATTTGAAGACATTTTCTAATTTCGGAGACTCCCTCCCATGATGAACCTCCAGCAAACCTATGCTGGTGTAGATCCGATTCTGACTACACTGGCACAAGGTTTCATGTTGCCGGCGACAAATATCGCCAACTTTATTGCTCCCGTTGTTGACACCCCTACTCGTGCTGGCCGCATTCTGCGCTTCGGCAAAGAGCAGTTCGCCATCAACGACTTCCGCCGCGCCTACGGCACCAACATTCCTTACGTTCAGAGCCGTTACGACTCTGAGCCTTATGCTCTCGAGCAGGAAGTTGTGGCTTGGGAACTTCCCGAAGAAGTCATCGAGAACGCTGGCGAAGGCCCCGCTCAGGTTGACCTGCGCGCAATCGAGACTCGCAATGCGATGTCCCGTTTGATGAACGCCTACGAGTACACCGTTTCTCAGGCTGTTACCGTTTCCGGTACCTACAACCCTTACGAGCCCACCGCTGGTGCTGGCACACAGACGGGTCTTGGTTTCACTAGCTGGACAACTTTCTCCGCCAGTTACACCACTGCTGCTGGTCCTTCTGCTTGGTCCTCGCTGACCTCCAACCCGATCGAAGACGTTCTGACTCTGAAGCGCTCCGTCGCTAACCAGATCGGCATCCGTCCTAACTCGATGGTTGTTGGCACAGCTGTGTTCGACCAACTGCTGACCAACCAGGCGATCCTTGAGCGCATCAAGTACACCACCGCTGACAGCATCGACACCGACATGCTGGCCCGTTACTTCGGTCTCGAGCGTGGTCTGCGCGTGGCAGAGGGTCGTTATTTAGCCACCGACGGCAGCCTGCAGCCCGTGTTCCCTGAGAACGGCATCCTGTTGTTCTACAGCCCCAACGGTCCTTCGGATTCCGTTATGCCTGCTGGTGGCGCTAACGCTGCTACCCCCGCTTTCGCTTACACCTACCAGTTGACCGGCACCCCTGCCGTTCGTCCTGAGTACTACATCCGTGAGCGTCGCGTTGTTCGCGCTGAGATCACCGTCGAGCGCGTTGTCAACTTGGTTGGCCTCGGTGCTACTGGTCTTATCGGTTCTGGCGCAATGGTCACCGACATTCTGTCCTAATCGGACACTAAGGAGGTGTTATCATGGCTATTTTACGTCCAATCACAAAAGCGCAGTACGAAGTAAGCTTCACTGCATTGGGTGGACCGACTTTCACAGCGGTGTTCACTCAGTTTAGCGGAATCAATGACTCCGCCGATAGCAACACCTACGCTAATGGCACAGGCAACCGTCTGTACCACATTGTTGGTCCTCGTACCGCGGACAATGTCACTTTGACCGCTCCGTACGATCCCACAATCTTCAAGAGTCTCGAACAGTTCTGGCTAGACTATAACTGTCAGCCTGTTACGATTACCGTGACTCCTCGTTCTTGCGACGGTAACGACTCTGCCGCTGGCGGTGGTCAATACATTTGCTACGAGTGTCAGTTCACTTCAATCACGACTGGCGAAGTCGATCGCGAAAGCGGCGACGTGGCTACTATTGAGGTAGAGTACACTGTGAATTATTGGGAAAGGACGTAAACCTTTAGGTTTACAAAAACTTATCTCAACTATAATGCCCTCAAGGTTAGCCCCTTGGGGGTTTTTTGTATGGACAGAGAGTCGTCTATTGTCTTATCTAAGGAAAGTTCTAACTACCGGTCTATAGCTCAGACTCACTACGGGTTAACGTCTGAGCAAATGAAAGGAGTTCATGTTCATCACAATCCACCAAGGTCTAAAGGCGGGAGAAATATACCAGAGCATCTATATGTATATTCCCCCTCTATGCACAGGTTTGGCGCACACGATGGTAAAGAGTGGATCGAGTGGGCTCAGAGGGGGTCTGAAAGAGCACTAGAGGTCAACAGAGAAACCTGCACTGGGGTTTACGGACTTACCGCAGAGGATAGGTCAAACGCAGGTAAAATTGGCGGAGCTGTCTCAACATCGAGAGGATATCTTGAATATAACTCCTCGAACAGCATAAAAACATTTGAAACCTGTAGTAAAGGAGGTAAAATTGGTGGTGTTGTTACTCGAGACTCGGGTAAACTCCGAGAAGCCTCTCGTCTTGGGGGAGCGGTACAAGGACCCCGCAACAAGGGTATGGCCTGGTATCACCGTTTTGACGGCCAAGGCAACATTGTTCGTAAAAGGTCGAAAACTCCCTTACCTCAACCATGGATTGTAGGCAAGGGTAAAAACAATCTATATTGAGCAGTAGTGTCGTCGTATGAAAACGACCTTTAGTTCTGGGGTCATCGTCACCAGCCAGTGGTTGAATGGTGCTCAGCAAATATTTTTTGATGGTCAGGAGATTGACTGGCATTACGCACCTCTCGGGCTAAACTCGCTTGTTCGGACTGGTCCTAATGGTTTAGACTCAGCCTATGTAACCCTGGGTACAAGCCAGCCAGAGTTGTCTGCGGGTGGAGCTTTATTGTCGGGTTCCGCAGTTAGCGGTAGTAAAGTTATCTCAGGACTCTGGAACTTTGGCTACGACCCCCTAGTAGTTGGTAACCCCGCCAACGTTATTGCGAATGCACCCAAAAGTTACACAACCAACGACAAGTATAATAATGCTGGCGGCGTAGTTTCTCCCACAGTTGCTCAAAAATACGCAGCTCTGGCCGATCCGGACCTCCTTACCAAGCTGATCCTTACAGAAAAACTGGAGGATTTGTTGGAAAACTTGGAAGTAGACAACGGTGTTTATTATTCTTCCACTAACCCAGCATGTGAAAATTATGCTGGCGGTAGTGATGTAATCTGCCCAATCTAAGAGGATAACCCATGGCAAGATATGCGCCGTTACCCTCTGTCTCGATTGACCCCCGAAACGAAGCCGAAATTGTTCAGCAGGCGTCTCAACGGGTTTACGAGGTTTCCAATCAAACCCTTAACGATTTCTCCTCCGGCAACCCTCTAGCAGCATTGCTCGAGGGCCAGGCATTCGCCCAGGGGGAGTTTCTGTTCTGGGCTAATCAACTTCCTCAGTCCATTCTCATAGAGTGGCTAGGGCCTTTCCTAGGTGCAATGAGGCGCTTGGGGACTCCCGCTGTTGCTCGTCTTCTGCTGACTGTGCCTCCGGCGGATGTGGTCACCACCATTCCCATCGGCACAGCTTTTACCTCCAACGCAAATCTTACGGGTGGTGAAGCTTACACTTTTATAACCGATCAGGAAGTAATAATTCCTGCAGGAGAGAGCCAAGTTTTTGCTACCGTCGCCTCGCAATACGTAGGAAGTATCTACAATGTTGCAGCGGGTGCTATCACAGGTGTCTCCGCGATTAACGTCAACGGGCTCACAGCAACTAACCCTCAGCCTGCGGTTGGCGGTAGTGACGTAGAGACATATCAGGAAGTTCAAGAGCGTTTCTTTACACTGATTCGACGGCCTAACCCGGTTAGCGCAGAAGATTGGCAGAACTTTTTCATTGACTTTTACGGCGTGGGAACCCTAACTTCGGTTCAACCCAATCGCCCCAATCAGGGAACTTACAATTATCTTACGGATTACCTGCTCCCCAATGGTCAGGCTTCCTTCTTCGTGCTTGGGCCGGATGGCGTAGAGTTAACCCAGACTCAACTGGAGCGCGGTCAGAATGTTGTCAACTATTCAGTCCCCATTGAAAATCGCGGGCATCTCTACCCAATTACGCTAAGTCAGGTACAGTATAACATCTCGCTCGCTATCGATGCTAATGGTGATTTTGGTGTAGACCTGAAAGACACCTCACTAAATTTCCGTGACCGTTTGTTCCAAGTTCTGCAACCGGGCAACGTATTCCCTTCCACGGTTGATCCTACCGTAAGTGATGTTGACGCTGCGTTTTACTCTACTTTTGACTCAAGCACTAGGTTTGTTGATCCCCATATCGAGGTTACCGCAGCCTACAACACTCCGCCGTTG